TCACTGTGGGCTGAACGCTTCGGCGGCCTGTTCGGCCCATGGAAGGTTCACGATTTCAGCCAGGCGGACCAGCGAAACGGCGGGCGGGGTGCGTTTTATCAGCAGGGTTTCAAGGACATCCGGGGCAAGATACGCGAGCCGCATGGTCTTGCTGACATGGCGGTCCGAGAGGCCGAGATGGTCGGCGAGATCCTGAATGGTAGAGAACTCACCGGCCTCCATACGCCGCCGCCAGGCCCAGGCACGGCCAATGACGCGCAGGATGTGGCGATCTTGCGTGCGCGCCTCAGCGGGTTGCCGATCGGCGGGTGGCAGGATTTTCGGGCGCCCGTTTTTGCGGCGCAGGCTGAGGGGGATGAATACGCGGAGGATTTGATCTGATGGGGTGAGTTTCATGCGGCTTTCTCGTCTGGTTTTTTGCGGCTGGAGAGAATATCAAGGACGACGCCGTTCAGGCCATCGGTGCGCAGATCGACCGCGATGCCGTTCGCGCTGATGGTGACGCGGGCGACCAGCAGTTGAACAATGCGCGCCTGCTCGGCCGGGAACAGCGTGGCCCAGAGGTTGTCGAAGGTGCTGAGGGCTTCCCGTACATCCTGTTCATCAAGGTCGGCCTCTGAGTCCGCCAGCGCCGCAACCGTGCGCGCCACGATCTCCGGCGTGCGGATCAGCTTGCGGATTTCGCCTGTTACGGTCTCCTCGACCATGGCTGCAGGCAAACGGCGTGGCGCAGTCTCAAAGCCGGTTTCCCGTCCTTTGAGGCAATCCATCGAGATATAGTAGCGATAAAGTCTGGTGCCCTTCCTGGTATGGGTCGGTGTCATCGCGGTACCGTTGTCGGTAAAGATCAGCCCCTTAAGCAAAGCTGGCGTTTGCGCGCGGGTGTTGGCGGCGCGACTGCGGGGGCTGACCTGAATGACGGCGTGGACCCGATCCCAGAGATCCGTGCTGATGATCGCCCTATGCTCACCGGCGTAGGCCGTGCCTTTGTGGACTGCCTTGCCGATATAGAGGCGATTATTTAAGAGGCGGTATACATAGCCTTTGTCCATCAGGCGCCCTTGCTTGTTCAGGGTGTGGGCTTCGCGCAGTTCGCGGGTCAGCACCGTGGCCGAGCCCAGTTCCACGAACCGGGTGAATATATGGCAAATGGTTTTGGCTTCCGGCTCATTGATGACCAGCTTGCGTTCTTTGACGTCATAGCCAAGCGGCACGGTGCCCCCCATCCACATGCCCTTCTTGCGCGAGGCGGCGACCTTGTCGCGGATCCGCTCGGCGGTGACTTCACGTTCAAACTGGGCGAATGACAGCAGAATATTCAGCGTCAGCCGCCCCATTGAGGTGGTGGTGTTAAACGACTGGGTGACGGAAACGAAGGTCACGTCATGGGCGTCAAACACCTCAACCAGCCTGGCAAAATCCATCAGCGAGCGGCTGAGCCGGTCGATTTTGTAAACCACGATCACATCGACAAGGCCGTCTTTTACATCCTCGAGCAGAACCTGAAGCCCCGGCCGATCAAGCGTGCCGCCAGAAAACCCGCCGTCGTTATATTGCTCGCGCATTGCCTTCCAGCCCTCGGAGCGTTGGCTGGCGATATAGGCCTCACAGGCTTCGCGTTGGGCATCGAGCGAATTGAATTCTTGTTCCAACCCTTCCTCGGAAGATTTGCGGGTATAAACCGCGCAGCGCAGCCGTTTTGGGGGTGTTTGTGGTGTCTGTGCCATCAGGTGTCCTTCAGTGTATTGCCAAGCCCGAAGAAACGATAGCCGTTCCAGCGGGTGCCGGTGATTTCGCGCGCGACAGCGGAAAGAGATTTGAATTTTCGCCCCTGACAGTCAAACCCGTCTTTCATAACCGTGACTGTGTGCTCGGCCCCGTTCCATTCCCGGATCAGCTTTGTGCCAATGACCGGTGTGCGCGGGTCGGCGATTTGCGATCTGCGTACCGCTTTCCCCTCGACCTCATCGGCCAGCAGGTTGAGCGCGCGTTTGGTGGCGCGGCTCGGCCCGCCAAAACTCAGCTCCTGAATGCGGTAGCCAATCCGCAGTTCCAGAAACGAGCGGCTGTTATTGGGGGCTGGCGCTTGATACAGATTCTGCCACTCCTTTTTCAACTCCGGCACGCTCATGGCCTTCAGCGCCGCCAGGCTGCCAAGCACCATGGCGCGCGCGTCGGGGGTGGGATTTTGCAGGCTCATTATTGTCCTCCTTCATGAGACGGGTTTGCCGCTCCATGACCGCTCTGATGGGACGCAAAGTCGAGGAAACTGTCTCCCGCTCCGGCAGATAAAGAACTGGACTTAGTGCGTGCCATCCGGATCAGACCGGCGGCGAAAATGCGGCCGATTTCAGCGAGGCGCGCCTCTGTTGACATGGTTGCAGGGGACAGGGGATTGGGCCCGGATCGGGAGGTGTTCATGGCAAGCGTCTCGTTGGTTGGAAAGATAACCAGACGATACCCGAGAGAGCGAATAAAACAAGCGTATGCAATGGCTTAACGTGGTTCTGCGGTGGGCTGCGGGTCAAAGCGGGGTAGTTTATTTGAGATCAGCTCGGGCTCCCTTTCGCTGTGCCGGGTTCAGCTATGCAATTTCGAATCATTTGATTCAGATTTTAGGCTCTGCTGCACCAAAAACCTGTGGATAAAACAGTGACTAATTACCCGCTATGGTGGTTTAGATCTTTGTTTTATGCGCGCGCAAAGAAAAAGGATTTCCACACTTCACAGCAGTAATGTTCGTGCTATGTTCGCATTTCTCCAGCCCCAAAAGGTTATTTGAAAGGACTATTTTCATGGCATCTATCTCGACATTTCTGCGCAAATCTCCTGTTTCAGCATTGCGCGCCTATTTTGAAACCGCGGCGTTTGATCTTCCGGACACAATCGACTGGGAAGGCGAGGAGGCGGACGTGATGCAGCCGCTGCTAAAGGCGGTTAACAAGATGGATGAGGCTGAGAAAGGGCAGTTCCTGCTTGATGCAGAGCGCGTCAGCACTCTGGCCGATGAGGCCGGAAACACGGCCCTGCTGAGCGTGGTAAAGGACCAAGCGATATTCGCATCCCTTGAGGTCGGGCATGGCTGTGCACTCTGGGTGTTTCTGAATGAGCCCGAAAGCTTTCGCAAAGCCGAGGAAGTGCGTTACACCGATCATCGGCGTCATGGTCGCGCCTGGGACGGATTTGTTTTGGCGGAAAACTGCACGGTTTCAACCGACCCGATCGCGATTGCTGCATTTACGTCCGCCATTCGTGAGCGGTGCAAAACCAGGAATGTCGAGGTTGATGTTTTCGAGCGCCAGCGTCATTGCCATGATGGCAAGACGAAAAAACTGATCCAGGTCGCAGTTTACCGTGAGGGACGTCCTGGGGCGGCGCTGCGCTTCAGTGATGCCGGGCGTCTGACGCGATGGGTCGACACGCCTGTTTTTGAGGCGGCGCTGACGTACCAGCCTGAAAGTGGCGCGATCGAGGTGACTGCCGATCGCAAGGACACCCGCCTTGATCTGACGAAATTTATGGCGCGCGATTTGCTGGGTCAATCGTTTAACGAACAACGCTTGCCGGTGCTGCAGTACGATCTGAGCGCGCTGTTGCACCCCCACAAGTTTGACCGCGATATCGTGGACGGGATTGAGAGCGTGACGGTGACGGCGCTTCGGCTGGTGGCGGACGATGACGTTCCCGATCGCATGACGTTTGAGAAAAGCGCCTTTTCTGATCGCACGATCTGGGAAACTTTCGCGCACCGGTTCTCGGGCGATAATCCTTTGAGCGGAGGGCATTGGTCGGTTGTTCACGCAAAAATCTCGACAAAATTCGGGCCAAGTGCTGCAGAGCCGCGCGGCAAGACCCTTGCCCTGTCGATCACCGAGCCGAGCGGTTGCAATTTGAAAGGTCTGACGGCGCGTGAGCAATTGATCAGCGCAAAATACCTCCGCCGCTGGGGCTTTTTGGTTGATCGCGATCTTATGGCGGTGATCGATGATGCTTGAGCCCAAAGCTGCAGAGACCGTCCTTGGTCTGGTTGAGCACAATGGCGGTCGAACCACGCACCGCATCCTGACCCTGTGGCGCCGCAATATTCGCGCTCAAATTGAGAACGCAGATATTCTCGAGGCCGTCGGGCTGACGTATGAGACCACCGATATGGATGATTACGAGGATATCCCGGTGGCGGTGGAATGGAACCCCGATCTTGAGGCGTATGCGTATTTCAGCGGCAAATCGGGATGGGTCATTGTCCCCGAGGAGGAAATGCGCATTTACGCGATCAAAATGGCGCAGTTTTTTGAGCTGCTGTTCGGGGCGATAGATCGTGGTCAGTCGAAGGTGCCCCGGGCAATGATCGATGACACACTCTGGGATGTTGGCGATATCCGGCTGAATGGACGCGCGCGGCGTCTGCCGACGTGGTTTGCTAAACGCCTCGATTTCCCGGCGGTTCGTGCCGAGGTTGCGGAATTTGCCAGGCGGCGTCCAGCGGATGGCCTGCGTTTGTTGCTGACCTCGACCCGGCAGGAGCGCCTTAAGAAATTCCGGCTGCCCGGGCATCTGATCGTTTCGGTGCATGATGTTCTGGATCTTGCCGGTGGGTTGGCCATCGAGCCCGACATTCTGGCGGCCCGCGTTGATCAAGTGCCGCTGCCGGATATCAATGCCTCGATCTGGCTGTCGCCGGACGGGCGAAAGCTGATTATCAATGGCAAGGTCACGGTGAATTTTCGTTCCGAGATCCACGTAGACATTATCACCATGCTGGTTGATGGTTACCGTGACGGCAAACGGTTCAGTGCGCGCGAACTGCTCGATCATGCGCAATCAAGCGCCAAGGCGCTGCACCAGGCGTTTGGTCCCAAACGTTGGGCCCAGTTGTCGCCATATCTTGTCTCGGAAAACGGCCTGTGGGGGTTTCAGCCCTAAACATTTTTCTCTCTGTTTTCTCTCTCCTTCAGGGCCGCCGGTGTAAAATCGGCGGCCTTTTTCGATTCTGGGGCTCCCAGCAGCCATACTTCGGCCCTTCCGGGGTAAATTTTATGCCCCAACGCCGGCCTTTCTCAATTTTCTCTCTGTTTTTCTCTCTCTTAGGGGGTCGGTTTTCTCTCTCCCGGTCCGCCATCGTCTCCGCAGGATTTAACAGAACTGCCGAAGGAGATTACGATGGCAATCAGACATTTTTCCCCAATCGATCTGGCAATGCGCTGGTGTGTTTCGCCGCGCACCTTGGAGCGTTGGCGCGGGAACGGCGAAGGCCCGACGTTTCTTAAACTTGGCAGCCGGGTTGTTTATCGGCTGGAAGATATCGAGGCGCATGAAGCCAAGATTCGCCAAAATGCGTTGGCACAAAAGGCCAAACTCCAGACGCTGGCAAAAACACCAGCGGGGGCGGCCCAATGAACGCGCCCATCGACATTCAGGTCTGCAAACCCCGCGGGCCGCGCAAACCAAAACCACAAATGATCCCGTGCAAATTCTGCGTGAGTGATGTGGAGTTTCTCGCTTGGGTCACTCAAGCCGAGCCGGGCGATCGCCTTGAATACCATCGCGGGTTTCTCGGCGTGGACGTGGACTCGCCGATTGCCACCCCGTCCGAGGCGGACCGCAAAGCTCTCGGGCAATTGGCGCAAAAGGCGCGTGGGGCCTTTGAACTTGGCCTCGTGCATCTGGTGCAGGAGCGCCTTGCGGTTGATCGGTTTTCCTACATCGCCATTGCCCGCCCCAATCCAAGAACCAGACCCACCGCCGCGTCATTGTCGGCGCTGCTTCTGAATGGTGAGCCCAGCCACGCCATTGGTTCGAGTGGCAGGGCGAACGCCTGATGACCCCTTTTCAATCCCTTTTTTCCCAACATGGAGACAAATACATGCCCTTCCCCGAAAACGCCCCGCGCGTCGATGATCTGACATCTATGCCGCCACCGGAGATTGCTGCCCTGCCGGTTGAATTGCTGGCCATTCTGCAACGCGAGATCGACGAGGCTGCGAAACGGATCAAAGCCAGCAAGTCCCGCCTCGATGGTGCGTTGACCATCCGATACGCCGCCCGCGCCGAAACCCTGCGCCACGAAATGGGCAAGGACACCGGCACCGTTCGCTTTGATGACGGCGATTTCACCATTGTCGCCGACCTCCCCAAACGTGTCAGCTGGGATCAGGCCAAGCTAGCCGACATGGTCAATGTTATCCGCACCGCGGGCGACGATCCGGCGCAATACGTCGACGTCAGTTTCAAGGTGCCCGAGCGCAAATACACCGCCTGGCCGGATTATCTCCGGCGGGATTTTGAACCTGCGCGCACGGTCAAGGTCGGTCAGTTGAGCGTGGCCCTGACTTCGCAGGAGGTGGATCAATGATCCACAAAACATGCTCTTTCCCTTCGACCAAGACCCTCAGCCAATCCAAAGGAGACCAAACCTGATGGCTATTTCACCCCTGTCCCTGATCAAGTCCGGCACGCATCTGGAGCCGCCGAACATTCTGCTGTACGGCGTTGCCGGGGTCGGCAAAACCACATTTGCCTCCCAGAGCAACAACCCTGTCATCGTTTGCACTGAAAATGGCCTCGGTATTCTTGATGTGCCGCATTTCCCGCAGGCTGCAAGCTTTGACGAGGTCATTGCGTCCCTGAAGGCGCTGCATGAAGAGGATCACGATTACTGCACCGTGGTGATTGACAGTGTCGATTGGCTCGAGCCGCTGGTCTGGGCGCAGACCTGCGCTGAAAACAAGTGGGAAAATATCGAGGCTGCTGGATACGGCAAAGGCTATGCGGCTGCCCTTGATGTCTGGCGTGACTATCTGGTCTGGCTCGATGCCCTGCGCCATGATCGCGGCATGACGGTGATCCAGATCGCCCACACTGATATCCGCCGTTTTGATAACCCGGAATCCGATCCTTACGATCGCTACCTGATCAAACTGCATGCGCGCGCTTCCGCCTTGTTGCAGGAGCATGCAGACGTGGTGCTGTTTGCCAATTATCGCATCAGCACGGTCAAATCGGACGTGGGGTTCAACAAGAAAGTCACCCGCGCTCTCGGGAGCGGACAGCGGGTTCTTTACACCAACGAGCGCCCGGCGTTTCTGGCCAAGAACCGGTTTGACCTGCCTGACAGCATGGAACTTGAATGGTCAGCGTTTGCCGATGCCATGCCGCATTTTTCCACAACCGAACAAGTTGCAACTGAACAAAAGGAGGCCTGAGCATGGCCCAGTTTGACACCGCGTTTGACGCTAACAGCGTTGATCCCGCAACCGCCTATGAGGTGCTGCCAGCCGGGCGCTATCAGGCCCAGATCATCGAGAGCGATCTGCGCGTGACCAAGGATGGCATGGGCCAGTATCTCTGGTTGATGCTGGATATTCTTGAAGGCGCCTATCAGGGGCGCAAGGTGTTTGATCAGCTCAATCTGATCAACCGCAATGCCCAGACGGTCGAGATTGCACAACGAACCCTGTCGGCGATTTGCCATGCCACAGGCAAGATGCAGGTGAGTGATTCCGAGGATCTGCACCTGATCCCATTAACGATCGTTGTCACCATTGATCCGGCGAAAAACGGTTTTGGTGAGCGCAACCGCATTCGCTATTTGACTCCGGAGGCAGCGGCGAAATCAGGCGGCAACCCGGCGTCGGGGGCGAGGCGGCCGCAACGTTCGGCGCCTCAGACATCGTCTGCAAGCCCGACCCCCACGCCAACACCGACGCCAACCCCGCGCCCGGGTTCCGCCCCGTGGAAACGCCCAGGCTGAGGCGCTCTGTAAACTGAACCCCACCACCAAGTCACACCAGGATTGGTGGTGGGGAAAACCCCAGCAAGAAACCGGAGACTTCCAATGAAGAGCCTAGACAACGCATGCCGCACGCATGCGACCGGGGGATATTTGCCCGGCAACCGCACCAAACTGATCGCCAAACTGGCCGAGGTCGATGATGACATCGCGGCTATTCGCACCCAGTTGGCCGCCGCCGATCTTGAACGCCAGACTATTAAAACGCCGATTGATGCGCGCTGGTTTCACAAGGCCAACACCGCCTTGCGGCATTTCCGGCAGGAGCGTCGGGAGGTGCTGGCGCGCATTGCGGGCCTGCCGCACCCCAAAGAGCGCCTTAAGGATTGCATCATTGCCGAGGCGCGCGCGCAAATGCCGCCCGAGGTCTGGCAGGCCTTAGTTGACGCTGCTCACGCCAAGCTTCTGAACGAGAGGGGTGCGTGATGGTGGCCCTTCCCGAGCAAAAATCCCCGACGATCGATGCCATCTATGCCGCCTACGAGGCCAATCGCGGCGATGGCTTTCGCGCCCATCTCGGCGCGTCCATTATTGGCAAAGCTTGCGCCCGCGCCCTTTGGTATGACTTTCGCTGGGCAACGTCGGCAAAACACGAGGGCCGGATTCTGCGCCTGTTTGAAACCGGCCAGCGCGAAGAAGATCGTCTGGTGCGCAATCTGCGCGACACCGGCGCGACGGTGCTTGAGGTTGATCCAGAAACCGGGCGGCAGTTTTCGGTTCAGGCTCATGGCGGCCATTTCGGCGGCTCGCTCGATGGCGTGGCGATCGGCATCCTTGAAGCCCCGAAATCCTGGCACGTGGTCGAGTTCAAAACCCATGGGGTGAAGAGCTTTCGTGATCTTTGCGCCAAGGGCGTTGAGGCCTCCAAACCCCAACACGCCGCCCAGATGCAGATTTACATGTATCTGACGGAAATCACCCGGGCGATTTACATCGCGGTCTGCAAGGACACGGACGCGCTTTATGTCGAACGCATCCATGCCGATCGGGACGCTGGCCAGCGCTTGCTGAACAAAGCCAAACGGGTGATTACAGCGCCTCGACCGCCCAGCCGCATATCAGAAGACCCGGCCTGGTTTGAATGTCGCTTCTGTGATTACCATGATCTTTGCCATGGGGGCAGGCTTGCCGCCTACACCTGCCGCTCCTGCCTGCATTCGACGCCTGTCGACGGAGGTTGGCACTGCGCACGGCACGACCGGATGCTCAGCCCCGCAGGTCAACGTTTCGGTTGTTTACAGCACCTCTACATCCCCGAACTCGTACCGGGCGAGGTTATCGACGCGGGTGACAACTTCGTCACGTATCACATGGCAGACGGCTCCACTTGGGTGGACCAAGCCCATGTTGAGGAGGCGTGATCATGCTGACCCTGCGCCCATATCAGAAGGCATCTGTCGCTTCGATCTATGATTATTTCGAGACCAAAAAGGGAAATCCTCTGATTGTGATCCCGACGTCCGGTGGCAAATCCCTGGTAACCTCAAGCTTCATCAAAGGCGTTCTGACGGCCTGGCCGGACCAGCGCATCCTCATCCTGACCCATGTGCGCGAATTAATCGCACAGAACCACGCCGAAATGATCGGCCTTTGGCCCGAGGCTCCGGCCGGGATTTATTCGGCAGGGCTTGGGCGACGCGAGGCGGATGCGCGCATTCTCTTTGCCGGTATCCAGTCGGTTCACAAACGCGCCGCTGAAATCGGTCATGCCGATCTGGTGCTGGTGGACGAAGCCCATCTTATTCCGGGTTCCGGCAACACCATGTACCGCCGGTTTTTGGAGCAGCTGCGCGACATTAACCCGAAGCTCAAAGTGATCGGCTTTACCGCAACCCCGTTTCGCCTTGATAGCGGCATGCTGCATCAGGGCAAAAACGCGCTGTTTACCGACATTGCTTACGAGGTTCCGGTGCGCGACTTGATCGATCAGGGCTATCTCTGCCCGCTGGTCAGCAAAGCCACCGGCACGGCGCTCGATCTGAACGGTGTCGGCACACGCGGCGGTGAGTTTATCGCCGGTGCCTTGCAGGAAGCGGTGGACAAGGAGGCGATCACGGCGGCCGCCGTGGACGAGATTGTCAAACTCGGTCGTGATCGCAAAGCCTGGCTGGTGTTTTGCTCGGGTGTTGATCACGCGCGCCATGTGGCAAAGGCCATTCGGGACAAAGGCATAAGCTGCGCCACGATCTTTGGCGACACGCCAAAAGACGAGCGCGACCGGATCATCACCGCTTTCAAACGCGGGAAATTGCGTGCGCTGGCCTCGATGGGGGTGCTGACCACCGGGTTCAATGCACCCGGGGTTGATCTCATTGCCATGTTGCGCCCCACCAAATCGCCGGGGCTTTTTGTGCAAATGGCCGGGCGCGGCACAAGACTGGCGCCTGGCAAGGATAACTGTCTGGTGCTTGATTTTGCCGGCAACGTGACCCGCCACGGTCCGATTGATCTGGTGCGCCCCAAAACTCCCGGCAAGGGCGACGGTGATGTGCCGCTCAAAACCTGCCCGGACTGCCAGAGCCTGTTGCCGATCAGCGCGCCGATTTGTCCCGATTGCGGCTATGCGTTCCCGCCGCCTGCAGAAAAACTGAAACCCAGGGCCTCAACCGAACTGATCCTCTCAAATCGCGACCCCCAGTGGGTGAAGGTGGATCGCGTTTCTTACGCCAAGCACCGCAAGCCCGGCAAACCGCCGTCGCTGCGCATCGAGTATCAATGCGGTCTCGTGACCTACAGCGAATGGGTGTGTCTTCAACATAAGGGATACGCGCGCAAAAAGGCCGAGATTTGGTGGCGGGCACGCAATGCCGGCGTGATCCCCAAAAGCATCGATGGGGCGCTTACCTGGATTAAATATCTTGCGACCCCTTTGGAAATCCAGGTCCGGCCCAACGGGCGTTTTAGTGAAATCACCAACGCGAGGTTTGAACCATGCGCCGTTTCTCAAACGGGCTCTGCGCCATCTGCCACCGCGAGGCCCGAGGCTTTGGCTGGTTCAATGCAGACTACCGGGTCCATGACCCCCGTCGTGATGCAACCCGAACCCATCTTTGCAGCCGAACCTGCCAGACCATCTACCAGACCTTTTGCCCCAGGAGAAAAGCCATGATCGATCCAACCCCGAATGAACAGGACGCCCTGAAAGAAGGGGCGCAATCGGGTGGTGCGTTTCTCGATGATCTGGACCAGACCGATCTGGCGCAGATCAGCCTCGAAGACTGGCAGGCCTTCATTGAAATCGTTGTCACCGCTTATTGCGATCATCTGCGCGATCTGGCCGCGCGCGATCAGGATCGCATCAATTCCATGCGCGAAGGAGTGCCGTTCTGATGACTGAGGCAAACTATATGGCCCAGTTTGGCGCGCGCCTTATCGCCAACGGCTATTCAATCCTGCCAATCGCACCGGGCACCAAGAAACCGGGGAGGTATCGCTCCGGGGCCTGGGGCGAGTTTCCTGGCTGGCCGCAATATGGTGAGCGGTGTCCGACAGATCTTGAGGTCGTGACGTGGTCAAAATGGCCGGGTGCCGGCATTGGGGTGGTTTGTGGATCGGTGGCAGCGGTTGATATCGATATCGTTGTTGATCCTGATCTGGCGCTTAAGACTGAACGCCTGTGCCGTGAGCATCTCGGCGACAGCCCGGCGCTGAGAATTGGCCGCGCGCCAAAACGCCTGCTGGTTTATCGCGCCGCGACACCGTTCAAAGGCATCAAGCGCCATCCGCTCGAGGTTTTGTGCGCAGGTCAGCAGTTTGTGGCCTACGCCACGCATCCCGACACCGGCACACCGTATGTTTGGCCGGAAGAGGGGCTGGCTGATCTTGATATCGACAGCCTGCCGGAAATTACCGAAGAACAGGCGCATGCGTTTCTTGAGGCGGCCATGGAACTGATCCCGGAGCGGCTGCGCCCGGTCCGGTTGGAAACTGGTGCGAACGACAAGCCCGCCTCAGGTTTGGCTCAGCAAGGCACGGCCCCGGCGATCAAATCCGCCCTTGCCTGGTTGCCCAATGCCGATCTTGATTACGACAGCTGGATGCGCATCGGCATGGCGCTGAAAGGCGCGCTTGGTGAGGCCGGAGCTGATCTCTTTGCCACCTGGTCGGCGCAAGCAGGCAAGAACGAGCCCGCGTTTACCGACAAAAGCTGGGCCTCATTCAACCCCACCAGCATCGGCGCCGGCACGATCTATCACATGGCCATGGAGCGCGGCTGGAAACCAGATGCCGCCCTCGTGCTTGATGGGTCGGTCAAGGCCGACCCCGCGCATCCGGCGGCCGGGTTGCTGGCTGCAATGTCCGGTGATGACGCGGGTGAAACGGAAGAAAGTGATAAACCCTCCCAGATCACGGTGCCACCGGCCCCGTCACCGGATCGCCTTGATGGTGTTCTCAAACTGATGGTGGATCATATCGTGGCCACCGCCATCCGCCCGCAGCCATGGCTGGCACTCGGGGCATCCCTGACCGCCCTTGGAGCATTGATGGGGCGCAAAGTGCGCACCGAAAGCAATCTGCGTTCAAACCTCAACGTGGTTGGCATTGCTGAAAGTGGCGGTGGCAAGGATCATGCGCGTAAGGCGATCAAGGAAATCTTCACCCAGGCAGGCTTTGAGGCCCATCTTGGTGGCGAGCGGATTGCCTCGGGCGCGGGGTTGATCTCGGCGCTGACCCGTCAGCCTTCCTCGCTGTTTCAGATCGATGAGTTCGGGCGCTTCATGGCCAATGTGGTCGATAAACGTCGCGCGCCAAAACACCTTTCGGAAATCTGGGACCTGTTTACCGAGCTCGCCACCAGCGCCGGCACCACCTTCATGGGGGCTGAATACGCTGATCAAAAGGAACGGCCGCGCCAGGACATCATCGAGCCCTGCACCTCAGTACATGGCGTCAGTGCGCCCGGTCCGTTCTGGGACGCACTTTCCAGCGGGTCATTGCAAGACGGTAGCCTGGCCCGGTTTCTGGTGTTTCGCAGCGAGGATGATATCCCGGATCGCAACCGTCGACCGGCTCCGCTTTCGGAGCTGCCCAGATCACTGCTAAAAGGCGTAAAAGCCGTTGCCGCGGTCGGGTCGAAATCGCGGGGCAATCTGGCGCAAATCGGATCAGCAACGGTGCGTCCGGATCCGGTCATGGTCCCGATGAACCCCGAGGCGCTCATGATCTTTGATGCGCTGGATGAGGAGATGACAGCCCGGCAGCGCGCGGCGCTGGGTACCGATCAAGGAGCCGTTCTGGCCCGGGTGTGGGAGAACACCGCGAAAATCGCGCTGATCAAGGCGGTGAGTGCCAACCCGCGCGCACCAGTTATTCGGGGCGAGGATGCGAAGTGGGCTCGGGATCTGGTGGCCCATTGCGTTGGCACACTTGTCGTTCAAGCCGAGCGGCATATCGCGGACACGGACTCAGAACGAAACCACAAACGAATACTGGAAATCATTCGAAAGGCGGGGAAAAAGGGTATCAAACAGCGCGATCTGACCCGGAAATGCCAGTTTCTGGACCCAAAAACCCGCCGTGAAACTCTGCAATCATTGCTGGAAAGCGAACAGGTCACGGGATTCAAAGTCAAAGGGAGCGGCCGACCCGCTCAGTTCCATCGCGTTACTTCGGGGGGCTTATGACAACGTCAAAGTTCCGTCAAATGACGTAAGTTGATAGGTAAGGCGCTGAAACAATGGCAGAAAACACTTCCGTCAATACGTCAAGCGTCACGTAGAATAAGATACCCCCCCAAGACTGGGAATCTGAGCGATTTTAGGGAACCTCTAGGAAAGTGTTGACGTAATGACGTATCTATAATTAATTAATAATAACAATGATATAAGTAGAAATCTTCCGTCAAACTTCCGTCAATTTTAGTTTGACGTAAGTGACGGAAGTAGATCAGACCTGACCCCCAATTTCGGGTTCGGGCGACCGCCATCCTCACCCGATGGCGATGCCGCCCCGACCACTGAACCCTGAAAAGGAGGTCGTCATGACCCATTCCCTCGCACCTGCGTGCGCCAACCTACCAACCGCCACCCCAATGGATCGAACCCTGCTGGCCATTGATCTCGGCACCACCACCGGCTGGGCGCTGAGATCCCAGGATGGTCTGATCACCAGCGGCACGGTCAGCTTTCGCCCCAGCCGCTATGACGGCGGCGGCATGCGCTACCTGCGGTTCCAGAACTGGCTGAGCGAAATGGATCGGCTCGCGGGGCCGATCGCGACGATCTGGTTTGAGGAAGTCCGTCGGCATGCAGGCACCGACTCGGCGCATGTCTTTGGTGGGCTCATGGCCACACTGACCGCCTGGGCGGAAATGCAGGCCGTGCCGTATCAGGGCGTTCCGGTCGGGACCATCAAGAAACACGCCACGGGCAAAGGCAACGCCAACAAGGCGGCAATGATCGCCGCGGCCCGGGCGCGCGGGTTCAGCCCGGCCGACGACAACGAGGCCGACGCTATCGCCATCCTGCTTTGGGCGATTGAAACCAGTGGAGGTGTGGCATGAAAGGAATGAGCTTCACCCCGCGCGGTTACGGTGGCACCCGGCGGGATCCAGAAAAAGTGAAACGCGATGGCTGGAAGGAGGATGGTCTATTCGCCGTTTTGCTCGAGGATCAGCGTCTGACCTGGCCCGAGCGGGAACTGGTACGTCAGCTTGGGGAAAAACTGTACGGCAGGCGCCCCGGCCAAAAGGAGGCATCACGATGACCGACTGGACAATCGCCATGGTGCAGGACCGGCTGGAACTTGCTGCTGACGTTATGCGCCAGATGCCCGGTGTGAAGCCACAGGGGCATTTCAACGCCTGGCCGGAATACTTCCACAGCTTTGCCGACAAGGTGGGCCAGCAGCCGAAGATGCGTCGGCCTCTGCCCAGCCCGCGCATGATCACCGAGGCCGACGAGGCCATGCTCTGGCTGCGCTGGCTGGAGGTCGAGGATGCGAAGTTGCTCTGGCTCAGGGCCGAACGCACCGCCTGGAAACCGATCTGCTGGCAGTTCGGACTGTCGCGTGCGGCGGCGACACGCCGGTGGCAATACGGGCTTGCGGTGATCGTCTGGCGGTTGAACGGGCGGGTGCCGCCGACCAAGCGCTCGCAACGTTTCGTGATCGAAAAGGCGAACCGCCTGTCAAGGAAAATCGTGTTGCGAGACAATTTTCAGTGAGACACCGGAACGCGTGACAAGTTCCGAGCGAGGGGCTACAAATCAGGCATAGTCGCAAGAGACGTGAGCGGAACAGGGTGCGTGAGGATGCGGTTTCAAGATGAAATGCAACGCAAAGAACATTAAGACCGCATCGTAACCCCTTGATATTGTACGGGTCCCTTCCTGGGCTAAACGTATACGGGGGGGCTAGGCGCGCAAGTTCGCTAGCGACAGGGTGTTTTTTTTGGGAGTCCGCCCGGAATCCAGAAGCCACCCAAGACCACAATAAACACCAATAAAACAAAGCGTTAGCCATCCACTGCGGGTGGATTTTTTCTGGATTCCCCCTAGATTTTTGGGGTCCAAAAAATCCACTTGGAGTCCAGGCCGAAGTCCACCTTGGAATCCACCTGCCGGAAGCCACCGGTACAACCAACGACAGTCAGAAGAACCTTCATGACCCTCAGCTTTGCCCCTGACGCGATCGAGCAATGGCCGCTCGACCGCCTGAAACCCTACGCGCGCAACGCCAAGATGCACGGCGCGGACCAGGTGGCAAAGATCGCCGCCAGCATGGCCGAGTTCGGCTGGACCGTGCCCTGCCTTGTCTCTGACGACGGTGAACTGATCGCCGGACATGGCCGGGTGCTGGCAGCCGAGAAACTGGGGTTGAGGGATGCGCCGGTGATCGTGCTGGGTCATCTGAGCGATGAACAACGTCGCGCCTACAGAATTACCGACAACAAGCTGACCGAACTGGGTGAGTGGGACGAGGCGGTATTGTCCGGGGAACTGCAGCTTCTGGCAGCCGAGGATTTTGATCTGTCACTGATCGGGTTTGATGACGCCGAACTGGATGCGTTGTTGTCCGGGCTTGATGAAGAAACCGATACCGAAGGCGAGGATGACATTCCAGAGCCACCCGAGGATCCGGTCAGCCGACCGGGGAACCTTTGGACTTTGGGAAACCATCGCCTGCTCTGCGGAGACGCCACCGTGGCCACCGATGTCGAGCGGGTGCTTGGCACGGTGAAACCGCTGCTTATGGTCACCGATCCTCCCTACGGTGTGGAATACGATCCCGGCTGGCGGAATAAAACCGGGGCATCGGCGACCAAGCGCACCGGCAAGGTGCTAAACGATGACCGCGCCGATTGGCGAGAGGCTTGGGCGCTGTTTCCGGGCGACGTCGCCTATGTCTGGCACGGGGCATTGCACGCAGGCGAGGTGGCTGAAAGCCTCGAAGTTTCGGGGTTCAAGATCCGCTCGCAAATCATCTGGGCCAAGGACCGGCTGGTGCTGAGCCGTGGCGATTATCACTGGCAACATGAACCTTGCCTCTACGCCGTCAAAAAAACCGGCAAAGGACATTGGGCGGGCGATCGCAAGCAGACTACGCTCTGGCAGATCGCAAACAAGGATCAGGATGCGGACACGGTGCACGGCACGCAGAAACCGGTGGAATGCATGCGCCGCCCGATCCTCAATGATTCAAGCCCCGGGCAAGCGGTTTACGAGCCGTTCATGGGATCCGGCACCACGCTGATCGCGGCCGAAACGACGGGGCGGGTCTGCTACGGGATCGAGTTGAACCCGGCTTACGTCGATGTCGCCGTCGAACGCTGGCAGCAGTTCACCGGCAGAACTGCGGCGTTGGCTGAAACCGGCGAGTCCTTCGCGGATCTGAAGCCCAAGAGGCAGATCGGGTGAAGCAGTCGCGAACAATGTCGCTCATTGAGGCCGTTACAAACGTGGCGGTCGGCTATGCATTGGCGGTTGCGACACAGATCCTGGTGTTTCCAATGTTCGGCTGGCAGCCAAATCTGCAGGCCAACCTGAGCATAGCGCTGCTCTTCAGCCTGGTATCGCTGGTGCGGTCCTACCTATTGCGGCGGCTCTTTAGCCGCCTCAACGAAAAAAAGACCAGCCGAAGCTGGTCCCAGTCTTTAGAAGCTTCGCAATCCGAAGATCGCAAAGCAGTGGAAGATTTCGAACAAGGGTAAGCTGGACCAGGGTCATGGGGGACATTCTCCGGTGGATTGCAGCGCGCCCGAGGTTGGGAGAATGGGTCCGGTTATTCTGCGTATTCTCCTTCGCCAAAGGCGCTGTCGGTGATCTCACGCAGTTTGCTAGCCATGTCAGCCAGATCGCCAACATGTCCCCAGTGAACCTCGTCGGGGTTGGCGTGGAAATGCTCATCGCTCAGAGCCTGCAGGCGGGCGAGCATGGTGTCGATTTCGGCCTTGCGGGTCACGAAGGCGGCAAGAGCCTTGTCGTTGCTGCGGGTTCTGCTGGTCATGGTGGCGGCCCTTTTGCATCGTTCTGATGTCATCAGGTTCGCTCTGAACCGAGTTTTCATCAACAAAAAGCGGAGCAATCATAGTGCTTTATCCCGCTGGAAATGATTGTAAATGCAAGGCCTGAGCGAACGGAAATATGCCGCCCATGCGGGTCTTTCGCGCGGTGCGATCCAGAAGGCCAAGGCGGCAGGTCGGCTGGTGCTGTTTGCTGATGGCACGATTGATGCCGCCGCCTCCGACAGGACGCGCGCAGCGATGACGGACCCTTCCAAGCAACGCGGCAACGCCAATGCAAAACTCAAGCCCGTGCCCGATGCGGCGCTCTCGGCTGTTGGTGAAACTCTGCGCGAACAGGGTCTGCCGGCCCCAGCCACTGGCAGCAATACCACCTTCCTGCAGGCCAAGACCGCGAACGAGGTTCTGAAGGCGCAGGAGCGGCGCTTGAAGCTGCAAAAGATGAAGGGCGAACTGGTCGACAAGGCCCATGCCAAGGCGCTGGTGTTCCGGCTGGCACGCGAGGAACGCGACGCCTGGGTCAACTGGCCCGCGCGGGTGGCGGCGCTGATTGCGGCCGAGCTTTCGGCGGCGCTCTCGGATGCCGGGCAAGAGGTAACACTGGAGACAAGCCTGATGCAAAAGATCCTCGAGACCCAGGTACGTGCCCAGCTTGAAGAGCTTGGTGCACATGTCCGGTTCGATTTCAGCTGATATTACGTCCGGTGTCGGGGATTTTGAAGGCGGTGACGATCTTCTGCGCGCATGGGTGGAAGGGCTCACTCCCGACGCTGACCTGAATGTGTCGGAATGGGCGGACCAATATCGGATGCTGGCCTCGCGCGCCTCGGCCGAGCCAGGACGCTACCGCACCAGCCGCACGCCTTACATGCGCGAAATCATGGATGCGTTGTCGCCAAGTAACCCCGCCCAGCGGGTGGTGTTCATGAAGGCTGCCCAGGTTGGCGCGACGGAAGCGGGCAACAACATGATTGGCTTCGTGATTTCTCACGCCCCGGGGCCAATGCTGGCGGTGCAGCCGACCGTGGAACTGGCCAAGCGGAACTCACGGCAACGGATCGATCCGCTGATCGAGGAAAGTGCGTCCTTGCGTGAACGGGTCCGGCCATCCCGGGCGCGGGATTCCGGCAATACCATGCTGTCGAAGGAATTTCCGGGCGGCATCCTGATCATGACGGGGGCGAACTCGGCGGTCGGACTGCGGTCCACCCCGGCGCGTTACATCTTTCTCGATGAAGTCGACGCCTATCCGGCCTCGGCAGACGAGGAAGGCGATCCGGTCAGTCTGGCCGAAGCACGTTCGCTGACGTTTGCGCACCGGCGCAAGGTGTTTCTGGTGTCAACGCCAACCGTGAAAGGGGTGAGCCGGATCGAGAGGGAGTTTGAGGCCTCGGACCAGAGGCGGTATTTCGTGCCTTGCCCGCATTGCGGCGAGGCGCAATGGCTGAAATTCGAGCGGCTGCGCTGGGATAAAGGCCGGCCTGGAACGGCGGCCTACCACTGCGAGGTTTGCGAGCAGCCAATTGCCGAGCACCACAAGACGTCGATGCTGGAAGCAGGTGTTTGGCGGGCCACAGCGGAAAGTGCGGACCCGGCCACGGTCGGTTATCACCTGTCGGCGCTTTATTCGCCGGTTGGATGGTTGAGCTGGGAGCGGATTGCGCGCGGTTGGGAAGCAGCACAGGGTTCCGACGACGCGATCCGTGCCTTCAAAAACACCATTCTCGGCGAGACCTGGGTTGAGTCCGGCGAAGCGCCGGACTGGCAACGGCTGCTGGATCGGAAAGAAGACTGGGCCGCAGGCACTGTGCCCGCGAATGCGCTGTTCCTGACGGCAGGGGTAGATGTTCAGAAGGACCGGATCGAAGCTGATGTCTGGGCCTGGGGCCGGGGCTTGGAAAGCTGGCTGATTGATCACATTGTTATCGAGGGCGGCCCGGGTTCTGAAGCCTGCTGGAACGGGCTGACGGAATTGCTCGGACGCACATGGCAACATGCCAACGGCAGCCAAATGTCCATCGCGCGGCTGGCCATCGACACCGGTTATGAAACCCCGGCGGTTTACGGCTGGGCGCGCAAGGTCGGGTTTGGCCAGGTGGCCCCTGTCAAGGGTGTCGAAGGCTTCAGTCGCGCCAGTCCCGTCTCAGGGCCAACGTTCGTGGACGCGACCATCGCAGGCAAACGTCTGCGCCGCGGGGCACGGCTGTGGACGGTGGCGGTGTCAACATTCAAATCCGAGACTTACCGGTTTTTGCGCCTTGAACGGCCGACGCCCGAGGATTTTGCCGGTGGAGAAACGTTCCCGCCGGGAACGCTGCACTTGCCAAGCTGGATCGACAGCGAATGGCTGAAACAACTGGTCGCCGAGCAGCTGGTCACGGTGAAAAACAAGCGCGGCTTTGCTCGGTTGGAGTGGCAAAAACTGCGGGAACGTAACGAAGCGCTGGATTGTCGGGTTTATGCCCGCGCGGCGGCGTGGATCCTCGGGGCGGATCGCTGGTCGGAAAAGCATTGGGATGAACTGGAGCGGCAGGTGGCGGCTCCGGAAAGCGATGACGCAGCGCCAAGATTATCCGCAGGGCGCTCGGTTCGATCGAAACCACAACGGCGCTCGGTGCGCTCGAATTACATGGGTTGAACATGGCAACAATCGCAGAATTGAACACCCGCCGCGAAGCACTTGCCGCGTCCCGCTCAAGCGGTGTGGCCCGGGTCAGCTATGACGGCAAGACCGTGGAGTACCGCAGCCTGGCTGAAATCGACCGCGCCATTGATGTGCTCGACCGGGAAATCGCCGCGCTTGAGGGAAGATCAATCATCCGGCAGGTCCGCGTGACCACGAATAAGGGCCTCTGACCCATGGGCCTGTTTGATGCTTTTCGCCGTCAGGAAACTGGCGGAGCCACCAGCGTGCGCGCCCGTCTCGAAGGGGCGATGTCGCGCCGCCGCCTGCGCGGCTGGCAGCCACCGCTGGAGAACATCAACTCGCTGGTGGCCTCGGGTGGTCCGCGCCTGCTGGCGCGTTCGCGCGAATTGGTCGTCACCAATGGCTACGCCGCCAATGCCTGTGAGGCTTACGCTGCCAATCTGATCGGCGACGGCATGAAGCCATCCTCCTTGATCGAGGATGCCGAGTTGCGGGACAAGGTCCAGCGGCTTTGGCTGGCCTGGACGGATCAGGCGGATGCCGACGGGTTGACCGACTTCTACGGCCTGCAGGCAATGATTGCCCGCGAGATGTTTGTCGCCGGCGAATGTTTCGTGCGGTTGCGTCCGCGCCGCGCCGGGGACGGCTTGCTGGTTCCGATGCAGCTGCAACTGCTGCAATCGGAAATGCTGCCGTTTGAGAAAACCGAGACTGCCGCCAACGGCAACCGCACCCGCTGTGGCATCGAGTTCGACTGGATTGGCCGCCGAGTCGCCTATCACTTCCGCCGCCGTCATCCCGGTGACAGCACCGATCGGGGGGACGTGACGCCCGAGACGGTCCGCGTTCCGGCCGAAGACGTGCTGCACGTCTACCGACCCATCGACGCGGGCCAGATCCGGGGCCTGCCGCATGTGGCCCCGGCCATGGTGCGATTATTTCTGCTCGACCAGTATGATGACGCCGAGCTCGACCGCAAGAAAACCGCCGCGATGTTCGCGGGCTTCATCACCAAGAACGCTCCGGAAGATCCAATGATGGGGGAAGTCGAGGACACTGGCGAAGGTATCGGCATCGCCAGCCTGGAACCTGGCACCTTGCAGGTGCTGCTGCCTGGCGAAGACATCAAGTTCTCGAGCCCTGCCGATGTCGGTGGCGGATATGAAGCCTTCCAGTACCGCACGTTACTGGCGATCTCGGCCTCGCTCGGTCTGCCCTATCATCTGGTCACTGGCGATGTACGCCAAGCCAATTACTCAAGCCTGCGCGCCGAGCTTGTCGAGTTCCGCAGACGCATCGGCCAATTGCAGCACGGGGTGATGGCGCATCAGTTCTGTCGACCCATCTGGCGGCGCTGGCTGGAAACCGCCGCATTGTCCGGCGCGCTTGATCTACCAGATATGGCCAAGGCCAAGCCCGTTCATTGGATCCCGCCACGCTGGGATTGGGTCGATCCGCTGAAAGACATTCAGGCGCAATTGCTAGGTATCAATGCTGGATTGGTGTCACGCAGGAAAGCGGTCGAAGCCACCGGATACGACATCGAAGAAATCGACCGCGAGAACGCGGCGGATGCAAAGCGGGCTGCTGCCCTTGGCCTCCATTACAGCACCGGCCCCGGCGAGACCCAGGGTGCGCGGGCCACGCCAATCAAACCGGCCGATCCAGAAGAACAGCCTTAATAGCAAAGGAACCACCATGAAAAACTGGTATTCGATCTGTGCCCTGAATGAGGGTGCGGAAATCTCGATCTATGATGAAATCGGCGCTTACGGCGTCTCGGCCAAAGCCTTTCTCGCCGATCTTGGCAAACTGCCCGACAAGGCGCCGCTGACCCTGCGCCTCAACAGTCCCGGCGGCTCGGTGTTCGATGCGGTCGCCATTTACAATGCGCTGCAGCGCCACGCGGGCACCGTCACCGTGGCCATCGACGGTATCGCGGCTTCGGCCGCGTCCTATATCGCCATGGCGGGGGATGAGATCATTATGCCGGAAAACGCCTTCCTGATGATCCATGATCCGTCGGGCATGGTGATGGGCACAGCGGGTGACATGCGCGCCATGGCAGAGGCGCTTGAGAAGATCGGTGCGTCGCTCAACAAAGGATATGCCGCGAAATCCGGTAAGTCCGAGAAGGACATCGCGGCGCTGATGGCGGCGGAAACCTGGTTTGATGCAGCTGACGCACTCGATATGGGATTTGCCGACACTATGGCTGAGCCGGTCAAGATCGCCGCCAGTTTTGATGTGAGCCAGTTCCAAAACACACCGCCGGAAATCGTCGAGGTGGCGAAACCGGCTGAGAAATCCGAAGTATCGGCAAAGGCTGATCCCATTCCCGCACAGGCGCAGAAAACCGACCCTGTTCCTGATCCCATTTCCATCCGTGCCGAGGCCATGACCTACGCCAAAACGGTCGTTGATCTATGCCGCCTTGCCGGTCAACCGCAGATGGCGGCCTCGTTCCTCACCGCCGAGACCAGTTTTGAGGATATCCGCAAGGCCCTGATCGACGCCAAGGCCGCCAATGAGCCGGACATTTCCTCCACCCACCCGCAACCGGGAACGCCGCATCACGCCAACTTTCAGGCAAAACCTTGGGGCGACGTGATTGCCCGCACTTTCAAACGCAAAGGATAAGACATCATGACCATTCTGACCGAAGGCCGCCATGCAGGCGGTTTTATTGTTTGGGAGGCCTTTCGGGATTATTGCCGCGAGGTCGTCACCATCGCCACCGGCGGCGCAAATCCCATTCTGGAACCAGGCACCGTGCTCGGCAAAATCACCGCATCCGGTAAATACGCCGCCCATGATCCGGCCGCCATCGATGGCACGGAAACCGCTGTCGCCGCGCTCTGGGGCAAGGCCGACGCCACGGCGGCGGACTTTGATGCCGTGGTTCTCTTGCGTGGTCCCGCCATCGTCAACGCCAATGATCTGGTGTTCACCGGCACGCCAACGGCACCGGAAATCACCGCCGCCCATACTGCCCTTGCCGCTGTCGGCATTCTCACCCGCTAATACCCTCATAATAACGCGCTTCCGGACGCAAAACCGGTTCCCACTTTTGCTGGAAGCGCTTGCACGAAAGGAATTTCCCATGGCCACCATGGATATCTTCGAGACCGATGCGTTTTCGGTTATCGAACTCACCCGGGCATTGGAGAACATCCCGTTCAAGCCCGCGACCCTCTCGGGCTCCGGCCTGTTCTCTGATCGCGGCGTACGTTCGCGCACCGTCGTTATCGAGAGCCGCGACGGCACCCTGTCGCTCATCCCGTTCTCGGAACGCGGCTCGGCCTTTGATCAGCAGGTGCCGGAACGCCGCGACGTGCGCGCCTTCATTTGTCGCCAGTTCAAAAAACAGGACGTCCTCTGGGCCTCGAAAATCCAAGGCATCCGTGCCTTTGGATCAGAGTCCGAAACCCAGCAAATCCAGGCCGAGGTGGCCCGCCGTTTGCGCCGCTTGCGCACCGACGCCGAGGCCACGTTCGAATACCACCTGCTGAACGGCATTCAGGGCAAGGTGCTGGACCCCAAAGACGGGGCAACGGTGATCGATTACTTCAGCGAGTTTGCCATCACCCCGGCCGCCGAGGTGGATTTTGATCTTGATAATGCTTCGCCCGGTTCCGGTGCTTTGCGCAAACGCTGTCAGGCTCTGATCGAAAATGTCGAGGGAACACTTGGCGGGCTTTCCACCGGTGCCGTTCAGCTGCGCGCCGAATGCGGCTCGGCGTTCTTTGCCGATCTGGTCGCGCACAAGGAGGTGCGGGAGACTTATCTCAACACCGCTGCCGCGGCCGACCTGCGCAGCCGGGTGTCCGACGAGGTCAGCTTTGGCGGCATAAACTTCCGCCGCTATCGTGGCAACGCCGCGTTCGGGGTGCCGGTCGACAAGGCGGTGTTCTATCCCGAAGGGGTTGAGGGATTGTTCGAGATTTACTACGCCCCAGCGGATACCTTCGAGACCGTCAACACCCTTGGCCTGCCGCTTTACGCCCGTTCGATCCCGGACCGGGATCGCGACGAATGGGTGCGGCTTGAGATCGAAAGCAACCCGCTGCCGATCTGCACCCGGCCACAGGTTCTGCGTTCTGCGCGGCGGACCTAAAGCGTTTCCAGTTAAACTGGAAACGCTGCAATGAACGCCTTTGCCATCGGTATGGACGCGCTGTTTGCCGATGATAGTATCGCGACGGACGCCATCTACACGGCCGGGGGCGGCGCGCCCATTCTTGTCCGTGTGGTGGCGCGCCGTGCCGACAGTATCACCGGCTTTGGCGAGGCAAAGCTCTGGTCGGAAACCCAGCGATTTGATCTGCGCGTCGGTGAAGTGGCCACCCCACGCCCCGGGGACTGGCTGGAAATCAATGGCGAGGCGTTCCTGATCCAGGGCGAACCGGTGCGCGACGCCGAACGGCTGATCTGGACCATTGATGTGCATCCGGCGTGAAGCTGAAACTCGAGATCAATCCGGACATCGCCGCGATGATGCAGGCGGAAGTATTGGCGGGCGAAAAGGCTATCACCGCTGCCATGCGTCAGGCGGGAAGCGATCTGAAGGCCGACTGGCGCGAGCAAATCACCGGAGCAGGGCTTGGTCAACGGTTGGCGCGCAGCATTCGCAACAAGACCTATCCGGAAAGGGGCGAAAGCCTCAATGCAGCCGCCTTCATCTGGTCGAAGGCCCCGAAAATCATCCATGCCCATGATCGCGGCGTGCTGATACGATCAAAGAACGGCTTCTATCTCGCCATTCCGACCGAGGCCGCCGGCAAAGGCCGCGGTGGGGCACGCCTCACGCCAGGCGAATGGGAGCAACGGCGGGGCATGCGGTTGCGGTTCATCTATCGAAGGGGCGGGCCGAGTTTATTGGTGGCCGAAAAGGCGCGGATCAATACGCGTGGCACGGCGGTGGCATCGCGCTCGAAAACCGGACGCGGCCAGGTTAGCGCGCCGATATTTATTCTCGTGCCGCAGGTGAAGCTGCGCAAGCGGCTCGATCTGGCGCGGGATGCGGAAAGGGTGGCGGGGTCGGTGCCGGGGTTGATTGTGGAAAATTGGGTGGAGCCACAATCCTGATCGATATTCGAATAGCGCACAAAACGGACGTTAACCGCGCTTGCGCGATTTTCTAGGGGCGGCCAGCGCCTAGTCCGAAGGGTGAGAGCCAGTCGTACGCAGCGCTGAGCACAAATGCTGGCAACTTGCCGATTTCATGCTCTCAGTGTGTATGGGTCGAAGTCAGCCTTTACGGTTCCACGAAGATCGTACGGATTTCGGCTCAGGGCGCTCGCCAAGGGGTAGGAGGAGCCGCTTTGATGTTCTTGAAGCACGAAGCGACTAAGTGGCTCATCGTAAACAACAGAGTGAACCGGAGCATAGCCGAGGGGCTTGTTCCGATCAGATATTCGCCCACGGAACATTTCCGTATGCATCGGGACGAACCACCACCCCTCCGGGCGGATAACAAAGTGCATTTTCAGGTCCCCAATACCGGTGTTAAACCTTTTTGACATGGTGCTTAGCGACATTGCGGCATCAATGAACCCGCTTAACGCAAACGCCGCTTGGTCATCCGAGAATTTTTCAAGATCACTTCCAGAGATCGCATGTTGGCACGCATCGCGTTCGGATTCACCTGAGCCGATTACGCTGTGTCCGCCCACCTCACGCGTCATCTCAATCCGGGGATCACGCCTGCCGTCGACCGTCACCGAAGCAAGATATGGGGTCTGCCCTGCATACCCAGCGATGATGTAGGAACAGCCACTTGCCGTTTCCCCTTTCTTGCACCTATGACGGGCTTTCCGATCCGTGATCCGGCTGAGTTGGCGAGTGAGGGTATCGAGTTTTTGTTTCGACTTATTTCCTTTTCCTCTAACCATCTCTTGTAGAGCCGACGATGCGAGACCAACGCTTCCGGAAAATGCAACAACCGCGTGAGGACCAAACGGGTATACTTTCTGCAATGCGTCGTGAAGCTGACCGTCAGGCAATGTCACCCGGCAATCCGCTATAAGAAGAATTCGCTTATACTCAATTGATGCGGCGATGATGGTCATGCTTGTTCCCCTGAATTCATAGTGTGCTGATAACACATTAGCCAGAATCGGGCAAAGTTACAGTGTGTCCACAAAGCAGCTAAAACAACCAACGGGTGTTCCATCCGCAAGGAGGTGCCATGCCAACACCCCGAGAAACCATCCTGCAAACCCTGCTTGCGGCGCTGCAAACCGCGCCCGGCGCGACCGTCCTGCGCGGCGCAATCCTGCCCGAGCGCATCCCGAGCGGCGGCCTGCTGATCCTGCGCGACGGTGACCCGGGCACGCCGGAGGTGACGCTGTCACCGCTGCAATACCACTATGAGCACCGCGCCGAGATCGAGGTGATCGTGCAGGGCAAGACTCCGGCCAACCGCGATGCCGCATTCGATGTACTACTGGCAAAACTGGCCACCGCTATCACAACTGACCGCACCCTCGGCGGGCTGTGCGACTGGGTCGAGGCCGAAGCACCGCAACCGGTGGATCTGCCGGTTGAAGGGACCGAGGCGCTGAAAGCGGCGGTCATTTCGGTGGTGTTGCACTATTCCACAGCCGACCCACTCGGCTGACGGGCGCGTTCTCTCAAACCGGATTGCTATTCTCTTTGGGCGCCTTCTGGCGCGCGCAGGACGCCTTGACCTCGGCGCCACTCTCAATCGTAAGTGTCTGGTAGAAAATTTCGCCCACGACTTTGGCGCTGGAGGACAGCCTGACATCGCCGCCGAAGATCCCGCCCTCGAAGTGCCCTCTGATGGTCACGCTGGCCGCGCGGATTTCGCCAACGGCTGACCCGCCGTCTTCGATCACGATCGCATCCGCGGACAGTCTTCCGTCGACATGACCTAACAGTTCCAAAAGGCCCGGTACGGACAGATCACCAGAGAGTTTTGCGCCAGCGGCGATATGGGAACGACCGGTCTTCGCACCGGCTGAGAGTTGCGAGTCCGGAGCGCTGGGGGATAGTGACATGGTCGCGGATCCAATCGGGTTGGGATTCGGAATCTACCGACAGCCATAGCATCGGCATCCGCACCGAGATTAGTCGGCTGGCTGCACCGAAAGATAGTCCAAAAACAGTCTGAAGGAGAACACGATGGCACGTGCACAAGGCGCGCGGTCGCTGATGGCGGCTGCGTTTGAGACGACTTATGGCACCCCACCGGTCAGCGGCTATAGGCAGATGCCGTTTGCCAGCACCTCGCTGGGGGCGGAGCAACCACTGCTGGGCTCGGAACTTCTGGGTTACGGTCGTGATCCGCTGGCGCCGATCAAGGACGCGGTGACGGCGGATGGCGATGTGGTGGTGCCGATTGATGCCGAGGCTTTCGGCTTCTGGCTGAAGGCGGCATTCGGCGATCCGGTCACCACGGGCACCGAACCCTATACGCATGTGTTTACCTCCGGAAACTGGACCCTGCCGAGCCTGTCGATCGAGACCGCGATGCCTGAGGTGCCGCGTTTCGCGATGTATTCCGGCTGCGTGCTCGATCAGATGTCCTGGCAGATGCAACGTTCGGGGCTTTTGACCGCCACCGTCAAGCTGATCGCCCAGGGTGAGACGGTTGCCGCCTCCACGGCCGCCGGAACGCCCACCGGCTGGACCCTGCAGCGGTTCGGGCATTTCAACGGCTCGATCAAGCGCAACGGCACGGCACTCGGCAATATCGTCTCGGCCGATATTCAATACGCCAACAATCTTGACCGCATTGAGACTATCCGCGCCGACGGGCGCATCGACGGGGCTGACCCGTCGATTGCTGCGCTGACCGGCAAGATGGATGTGCGCTTTGCCGATCAGACTCTGATGACCCAGGCGATGAACGGCACCCCGGCCGAACTGGAGTTCGCCTACAACTTGGGAACCGGCGAGAGCCTGACCTTTATCGCCCACGCCGTCTATCTGCCGCGACCCCGGATCGAAATTCAGGGACCGCAAGGGGTGCAGGCCAGCTTTGACTGGCAGGCCGCCTATGACGCCACCGCCGGGCAGATGTGCACCATTACTCTTGTCAACGATATCGCAACCTACTGAGGTGAATATGATCCGACTTGATCTGAATAACGAACCCGCCTGGCTGGACCTTGGCCACGGGGTTCGCCTGCATCTGCAACCGCTGACCACCGCCATGATGGTGGCCTCGCGCAATGACCCGTCTGTCGCGGCTCTGAACGAGAGCGCCACCGATGAGGAAAGCGCGCTGGTGTTCGCCAAAGCGCTGGCCCGCAACGCAACTCTCGATTGGGATGGGGTGGGCGATGCCGGGGGCAATGTCATTCCCGTCAGCGATGAGGCGATCGATGCGCTGCTGGATGTCTGGCCGCTATTCGAGGCGTTCCAGATCAAATACGTCGCCAAGGGTCTGGTGCTGGATCAGGAAAAAAACGTCTCTGCGCTCTTGCCGAATGGGTCTTCGGCGGGGGCGGAGATTATTGCGCAGCCTGCACCGGCAACTGCCCCGACTGCCCGCAAATCCTGAACCAGCCGCAGACATTTGAAGGCTGGCAGGTCTGGGACCTGGTTGCCCGCCTCGGCGGCCAGCTGCGCGTTGCTCCCGGTGGCGGTGTGATTGGCTGGGATATGAGTGCGGCTCTGGCGCTGGCCTCTGCCCTGGGGGTTTGTCAGGTCGCCGCAGCCGAACTTCTCCCCGCCATCGAAGCGGTAATGGTGCGCAAACTGAACGAACAGATGGAGCAAAACCATGGCTGAAAAACGCGTATCGGTCCGCCTCGCCGCCGTTGGCGGCAAACAGGTCAAGGCTGAGTTTGAAGGCATCGGCGAGGCTGGCAAGAAGGGCTTTGGCAAGGCCTCGCGCGAGATGGAAATCGCCAATGCACGGCTGGCGAAGTTCGCGAGCCGGGCAAAGATTGCGGCCGGGATCATGGCGGCGGCGGCCGTGGCGGCCGGTATTGCGATGGCGCGCTCCGGGCTGCAAACCATTGATGCTCAGGCAAAGCTTGCGCAGTCTCTTGATACTACCGTGGCCAGCATTCAGGTGCTGGAGCGCGCCGGGGAACTCGCGGGGGTTGCCTTCTCAGGTATCGAGCAAGCCACGAAAGACCTGACCCGGCGCCTGAGCCAGGCGGCGGCCGGTGGTGGGCCAGCGGCCGACGCGCTCAAGCGCCTGCACCTGACGGCGGCTGGGCTGTTGTCGCTGCCGCTTGATGAACGCGTTGATGCGATCAATGCCGCGATCCGGGACTTCGTGCCCGCAGCGGAACGCGCGGCGGTGGCCGGTCAGCTGTTTGGCGAAGAGGGCTCGATCGCCATGAGCCGGATCGACAGCGCGACCTTGCGTCAGGCCACGAGGGACGTGCAGGATTTCGGGGTGGCGGTATCGGAAGCTGATGCTGCGCAGATCGAGCGTACCAATGACGCGCTGAGCCGGATGGGGCTGTTGTGGCGAGGTATATCCAACCAACTGGCGGTGGCAGCCGCACCGGCGCTTGAAGCCATTGCCAATGCCATGGCGGCAATTGGCAAAACCACCGGGCCGCTCGGGCGTGCCATCAAGATCCTGTTCAATCATCTCGGTGAAATCGCCACCATTGCCGCCACCTTTGCTGCTGTGCTGGGCGGCAGGCTGGTGATCAGTCTTGCAGCAGCCGTGCTGGGCGTCAGGGGGCTATCGATTTCATTGGTTGCCCTCAGGGGCGCGCTGATCCGCACGGGGATAGGCGCGCTGATCGTTGGAGCCGGCGAGTTGATCTACTGGTTTGGGCGCCTCGTGAAGGGCGCAGGTGGCTTCGGGACCGCGATGCGGCTTTTGAAAGACGTCGCAGTGGAAGTCTGGGACCGGATCAAACTCGGCGGCAAATCTCTCGGCCTGGCACTGGCAACTGTCTGGACCACGGTTGAGACCGGCTGGTTACGCATGCTGGCGGTGATCCAGAAGAAATGGGCGGATTTCCTGCACATGATCGCTGGTGGCCTGCGCGATGTGCCGGGCATGGATGCGGTTGCGCTCAAACTTGGCGGTGCTGCGATCGATGCGGGCTCCGGTTATTATGAAATGGCGGCTGCGGCAGAGGCCGCAAAAAGCAAATCACAGGAACTGGCAGTCGCGGCCGTCACTGCGGCCAATGCCGCGAAAGCCCCGCTTACCTCATTGCAGGCGTTGCGGGATGCCCTGAAGACGAGCGTCGAAGAAACCGGGAACGGTCTTGCCGACACCACAACTTCCGCCGAGGCCCTGTCTCAGGCGGTCACCGGGGCAGGCAAAGCCGCGCGTGCAGCGGCTGAGGTTGCCAAAACCGCGTGGAAACTGGCAGCGGATTCCCTCAGGGAATACGCCACCAAGGCGGGCGATGTCGGTAAAGGCATCGGCGATGCGCTGGTCGGGGCTTTCAGTAGCGCCGAGAACGCCATTGGTGAATTCGTCAAAACCGGCAAGCTGGATTTTCACGGACTGGTAACCTCGCTGCTGGCCGACATGGCGACACTTTCGGCACGAAAATTCATTCTGGGGCCACTGGCCAATGCCCTGTCAGGGTCACTTGGCAATCTCGGCAGTATCTTTGCGCCAGTGTTGCATGCCGGTGGCATGGTCGGGAGCGGAGCTCCGCAACGGATGGTTCCCGCCATGGCCTTTGCTGGCGCGCCGCGCATGCATAGCGGTGGTTGGGCGGGGCTGCGCCCCGACGAAGTGCCCGCCATCCTGCAAAAGGGTGAACGGGTGCTGTCGCGGCGTGAAACCGCGCAATACGGCACCGGTAGTGCTCAAAACATCACCATCAACATCCAGACCCGCGATGCCGAGAGTTTCCGGCAATCGCGCACCCAGGTCTCAGCCGACATTGCCCGGGCGGTGGCGATGGGCCGGAGGGGCATGTGAGCATGGCGTTTCATGAAATCCGCTTTCCCGACAATATCAGCCGGGGTGCGCGTGGCGGTCCGGAACGGCGTACCCAGATTGTCGAACTGGCCTCGGGTGATGAAGAACGCAACGCCAGTTGGGCCAACTCGCGTCGCCGCTATGATGCCGCCTATGGTGTGCGCCGGGCCGATGATCTGGCAGCGGTGGTCGCCTTCTTTGAGGCGCGCAACGGTCGGCTTTACGGGTTTCGCTGGAAAGACTGGGGTGATTACAAATCCTGCCTGCCATCTGGGATGCCTGCCGCAACCGATCAGGCAATCGGGACCGGCGACGGAACGACCACGGTGTTTCAGCTGATGAAAACCTATGTGTCCGGCGCACAGACGTGGGCCCGCACCATCACCAAGCCGGTGACCGGAACCGTTACGGTGGCGATCGACGGAATTGTTCAGGCCTCGGGCTGGTCGGTGGAGAGTTCCACGGGCTTTGTCACCTTCACCATTGCTCCGACCAGCGGCACCATTATCACCACAGGTTTCGAATTTGACGTGCCGGTGCGTTTTGACACTGACCGGCTCGACGTCACCCACGACATCGAGCGGCTCGGATCCATCACATCCATTCCGCTGATTCAAGTGACCGGCAGGTGAATGGAACATTCACTGAGAGGTGAGGTTCGGCGATGAAATCCTTTCCCCAATCCCTGCAAACCCACCTGGATTCTGGCACAACGACCCTTTCCTGGTGCTGGCGGCTCACCCGCAACGACGGCGACGTGTTCGGGTTCACCGATCACGATCTGTCGCTGACGTTCGCCGACACACCGTTTGAGCCCGAGTCCGGTTTCACCGCCTCGGAAATCCGCTCCGGCTCCGATCTTGCGGTCGATGCGCAGGAGGCCGAAGGCGTGCTGACGTCGGACACCATCACCGAAACCGACATTCTCGATGGCCGCTGGGACAATGCCACGGTGGAAATCTGGCGCGTCAACTGGGCCGACACCAGCCAACGGGCCCTCCTGCGCCGCGGAGCCATCGGCCAGATCCGGCGCGGGCGGCTGCATTTTGTCGCCGAGATGCGGTCCCTTGCGCATGTGCTTGGCCAAACCGTCGGGCGGACGTTTCAGGCGAGTTGTGACGCGGCTTTGGGGGATATGCGTTGCGGGGTGGATCTGATTGACCCGGCCTTCACGGCAACCGGCACCGTGGTAGCGCTCTCGGGGGATCGCGGCTTTGCGGTCTCCGGCCTTTCGGGGTTTGCCGAGGACTGGTTTGCACTCGGAACATTGTCCTGGCTCACCGGCACCAATACTGGCCGCAAGGCCGAAGTGTTGAGCCACGCGCTAACGGGCGCGGATGTAACGATTACCCTTTTGGAAGCACCAGTGCGCACGGTCGAAATCGGCAATACCTTTGACATTGTCGCCGGCTGCGACAAGCGCTTTGAAACCTGTCAGAGCAAGTTCGCCAATGCGGTCAACTTCCGTGGTTTTCCGCATATCCCGGGGCAGGACACCATTATTCGTTACGCCGCCAAGGGCGATGCCAATACAGGGTCGGTGCTGTGAACTACGACGTTTCCAAAGGAAACGACGGGCGGCAGCGTAATGCGGAGCAATACGCGAGAGCCAAGGCCAATACCGTCCCGGCGCGCATCGTCAAGGCAACCCGGCGCTGGATTGGCACACCTTATCATGACCAGGCATCGGTTCGCGGGGTCGGCTGTGACTGCCTTGGCCTGTTGCGGGGGGTCTGGCGGGATGTGGTGGGGCCCGAACCCCTGGATGACACCAGGTCGGTGCCACCGTATTCCCGCGACTGGGGAGAAACCGGTCCGACCGAGGTTCTGGCTGAGGCGGCACGGGCGGCGATGGCCGAAATTCCTGTTGGGCAAGCCCGCACCGGCGATGTCATCCTGTTTCGCATGCGTGCAGGCGCGATTGCCAAACATTGCGGTATTCTTTCGGGTCAGGGCCGCAGTGGGCGCTCCCACCGGTTCATCCACGCCTATGAGCGTACCGGCGTGATTGAGGAATATCTGACGCTCGGCTGGCAGCGCCGTGTCGCTTTCGCTTTCCGTTTTCCCGATCCCGTCAAACGAAAGACCGGTTAAAAAAAATGGCTTCCATTCTTCTGGCCTCGGCCGGGGCGGCGCTCGGCGGCAGTATCGGCGGCGCCGTGCTCGGTGTGTCGGCCGCCACCATTGGCGGTGCGATCGGGTCTTTTGCGGGCTCGATGATCGACAGCTGGATCGTGTCCTCGCTCGCGCCCGGCCAACGTATCGAGGGCGCGCGGCTTGAAAACCTCACGGTTACCACCTCGACCGAGGGTGCGGTGATCCCGCGCATCTATGGTCGGATGCGGATTGGTGGCAATATCATCTGGGCGACGGATTTTTCGGAAACCGTCAACACCAGCACCCAAGGTGGCGGCAAGGGCGGCGGGCCGAAAACCACCACCACAGCTTATCTTTACACTGCCTCTTTTGCGGTTGCGCTCTGCGAGGGGCCGATCTCCGGCATTGGACGGATCTGGGCCGATGGCAAACCGCTCGATCTGAGTGGGATCACCTGGCGAACCTATAAAGGCGACGAGGTACAAAATACCGACCCGTTCATCGCGGCGAAAATGGGCACCGGCAATGCGCCTGCCTATCGTGGCACCGCCTATGTGATGTTCGAGGAATTGCCGCTGGAGCAATTCGGCAATCGCCTCCCGCAGCTTTCATTTGAAGTGTTTCGATCTCTGGAGGATATTGACGAAATTGAAAGTCAGATAAAGGCCGTCACGCTGATCCCCGGCTCCGGGGAATTTGTCTATGCGACCGAACCGATCCGACAGGGGACGGCCGGCGCGACGACCCCGGAAAACATGCATGCCAGCGCCGGGGCCACCGACATGGTGGTGGCGCTTGACCAGCTTGAAACCGTCCTGCCGAACGTGGAAAGCGTATCGCTGGTTGCATCATGGTTTGGCACTGATCTCAATGCCGGGAATTGCCAGATCAGACCCGGAGTTGAACATGCCACCAAGATCACCTCGCCGGAAGCCTGGTCGGTCAACGGCTTGGATCGGGCATCTGCCTACGTGGTGAGCGCGGATGCGGAAGGTTACCCGGCTTACGGCGGCACACCGGCAGATTTTGCCATTGTGCAGGCGATCAAGGAACTGAACGCCCGCGGCAAACGGCTAACCTTCTATCCCTTTCTGCTGATGGATATCCCGGCAGGCAATTCCTTGCCGGATCCTTATTCCGACAACGCTGCGTTCAACGGCCAAGCGGCCTATCCGTGGCGCGGCCGGATCACCTGTTCTCCCGCCGCCGGGTTTGCCGGCACGGTGGACAAGACCGCGGCCGCCGCCGCACAGGTCGCGGTTTTCTTTGGCAATGCACAGGTTTCAGACTTCAACGTTTCCGGAGAGACTGTATCCTGGACCGGCGATCCCAATGACTGGGGCTATCGCCGCATGATCCTGCATTACGCCCATCTGTGTGTTGCGGCGGGCGGAGTCGACGCCTTTCTGATTGGTTCTGAACTTCGCGGCCTGAGCCAAATCCGGGACGGGGCCACCAGCTACCCGGCGGTCGCTGCCCTGAAACAGCTGGCCGCTGACGTGGCCAATCTTGTGACGATCTCGACCGGGCTTTATCCAATTCCCGTGGATTTTACCGATCTCAGCCTTGTGCCCTATCCCGGCGACACCCCGGCGGGTGTTCTTGAATCAACCGCCCCAACCTGGGAGAACTGGAAATCCCCGCTACCGGAAGTTACCACCGGAACCCTCGATACCAGCGGCACCAACAATCGAACCGTTTACAAATGCATCGACGTCATTACGGCCGGTATTTCAGCCGCCGATATCGATGCCGGCAATGTCACGCTGGAGTTTTCCGCCACGCAGACCTGGGTCTGGGGCGGCACGAGGTTGCAACTTCGTGCCTTCGGTCTGCCGGATGTGGGCGGGGAACCTGATATCTCATTCCCGCACGCCTTTAATGGCCTCATTCTCGACGCGTCGACCAATGCCAGCGTGTCTGTGCCGACCAACACGACCAGCGGCAGCGGTGTTCTGCCGGCCGGAACCCGCTGGATACAGCTGCAAATCATCATGTATGATGGGCTGATTGCCTCGGGTTTTGATATCCATCTGACCTCTGGCACCCCGCAGGTGCTTTCAGGCTATGTGGGTTATGCCGCCGACTGGTCGGAATATTTCGGCCATCAGCCGCCAGATGGTTCTGGTGATGTTCTGTTTCACCTCGACCCGCTGTGGTCTGATCCGAACATTCATTTCATCGGCATCGACAATTACCTGCCGCTATCTGACTGGCGCGACGGGTTGGATCATCTGGATGCGCAGGCTGGTTGGGCCTCAATTCATGATCTCGATTATCTGCGCGTTGGGATCGAAGGTGGCGAGGGCTTTGACTGGTTCTATGCCACAGGCGCCGATCGCGCTGCACAGATCCGCGCGCCGATCAGCGACGGTGCCTATGGCAAGCCATGGGTGTTTCGCCCAAAAGACATCTGTGCTTGGTGGTCAAACCCGCATTATGAACGTCCGGCTGGGGTGGAAAACGCCGCACCCACGGTCTGGGTGCCACAATCTAAGCCAATTCGTTTTACCGAACTCGGCTGCCCGGCGGTCGACCGCGGCAGCAATCAGCCAAACGTGTTCCTTGATCCGAAATCAGCCGAAAGTGCTTTGCCGTATTTTTCCCGCGGCTGGCAGGATGACATCATCCAGCGGCGGTATCTGATTGCGATGCTCGGCCATTGGGCAGAGCCAGTAAAAAATCCGATATCAACCGCTTACGGCACGCCGATGGTCGACATGGATGAAGCGGCTGTCTGGACCTGGGACGCGCGGCCCTATCCGGATTTCCCGGCCCGGGCGGATATCTGGTCGGATGCCGCCAACTGGCGACTGGGCCATTGGCTGAATGGACGTGCCGGCGCAATTACCCTTGGCTCTCTTGTCCGCGAGCTTTGCCTGCGCGTCGGTCTGGACGTGGCGCTGATTGATGTGAGCGAACTCGCCGATATCGTGCAGGGGTTTGTTGTCACCGCACTTGAAAGCCCGAGGGCCTCCATCGCGACACTGGCGCGTCACTTTGGCTTTGATGCGGTGGAAAGCGGCGGCGTGATCCGGTTTCAGACCCGCGGGCGTCAGTCTGTGGCAACGATTACACCTGATGAATTTATCGCGGGTCAGGGCGACGTGATGGAAATGAGCCGCGGCCAGGAAACCGAATTGCCTCAGGCGCTGAAATGGCAGGTGATCCGGGCTGATGAAGAGTATGATACTGCCACGGTTGAGGCCCGGCGGGTCACGGTTGCAGCCTCGCGCATTGCCTCCGAAAGCTTTCCGCTGGCGGTTCCGACCGAGGAAGCGGATCGTCGCTGTCGCCGCGCGCTGATGGAAGCCTGGGTAGGTCGGGAAACCCTGACGGCCAGCCTTCCGCCGTCGCGCCTCGCTCTGGATCCCGGTGATGTGATTTCACTGGCGCATGACGCACGGCTGGTGAGCTATCGTCTGGGGCGGGTTTCAGACGCGGGCGCGCGCGCGATTGAGGCGATCCGGACGGATGCCGCGATTTATGATTTACCACCCGGTCAGGTCCGTCCGGCAAAATTGCCTGGCACGACCATCTTTGGCCCGGCCGAGGTTGTGTTTCTGGATCTGCCGCAAATCTCTGAGGCCGTGTCGGCCCACCAGCCTTACGCTGCCGTATTTGCCAAACCATGGTACGGCGCGGCAGCGGTCTGGAGCAGCGCCTCACAGGCAGGATTCACCTTGCGTGACATCATTGGGCAACCAGCGCAAATGGGAACGCTTGCCGCTGAGTTGCCCTCGGGACCAGTCTGGCGCTTTGATCATGGCAATGAACTGCTCATTGATCTGTCCTCCGGCATGCTGACCAGCGTGACCGACACCGAGCTGTTTGCCGGCGCCAATTCACTGGCGATTGAGGCCCCATTCGGCATCTGGGAGATCGTGCAGGCCGGCAACATTGAACTGGTGGCGCCCGGCCGATACCGGCTGACCCGCCTGTTGCGTGGCCAGCGCGGCACTGAAGATGCCATCGGCGATCCGACCCCGGCCGGCGCGCGGGTCATCTTGCTGAATGCCGCGCTGCAACCTTTGTCGATCTCTGAAGCAGATCTTGGCCTGCCGTGGAATTGGCGGGTCGGACCGGCCAGTGCCGCACCTTCTGACGCCTTGATGGCGGCGCTGACATTCACCGCGGAGGGACGGGGGTGGAAGCCTTTCGCGCCGTGCCAGCTGCGTATGCGTAAGGAGTCCAACGGTGATCTCGCCTTGCGCTGGACCCAAAGGTCCCGGTCCCTGTCAGCGGATAGTTGGGTGCTGGCCGAAGCGCCCTTGGTTGAAGCCTCAGAGAGCTATGATCTGGAAATCCTCGCTGGCGCCACGGTTGTTCGCACTGTGCTTGGCCTGACGACGTCGGCGTTCATCTATGAGATCGCCACGCAGGCCACTGACTTTGGCAGTCCCGTGAGTAGCCTCACCCTGCGGGTTTACCAACTTGGCGCGCTTGGTCGGGGCGCAGCGTTTGAACAAACCATCAGCATCAAGGAAGCCCTATGACCAGCACTCCGAACCTCGCCTTGCCCTATCTTGCCGCCGCCCAGGCCCAGAAACATGTCACCGTGAATGAAGCCTTGAGTCATCTCGACGGGCTGGTCCAGCTTTCGGTGATTGCCGCTAACTTGACGGCACCGCCCGGCGCAGTGGCGGAAGGGGATCGTTATATAGTGGCAGCCAGCGCAACCGGTGCCTGGATGGGTTGGGATGATAGCGTGGCGCATTTCTCGGGTGGCGCATGGCTGCGGCTCATTCCGCAAACCGGCTGGATCGCCTGGGATCAGGCGGCGGGTGGTGTTACCACCTTTGATGCGGCCACTGGCTGGAATGCTCTGGTAACGGGCCCCGATGCGTTTACCGTCCTGATTGATACGCCAGGAGCCTATACAGGCCAGGGCGGCAAGACTTTGCAGGTGAATACGGCGGAGACAGCATTGGAATTCGTCATTCCGGCCTCTGGTGGCGGCAGCGGGGGAGGGGTGACAAAGTTGCCGGTTGTGAACGGTGACTTTGAGATCGGTGATATTACCGGCTGGACAATTTCGACAGGTGTGGCTGCTGTGGCCGACTGGTCGACAATGGCGGGATACGATACGGCTGGGGCAAATTCGACCCGCAACGGGACCTATGTGTTCTCGGGCGGTGAAGGAGGATCCGCACAGCCTCAAGTGACCGCGTTTCAAGACATTGATATCAGTGGTGATACATCCGCGCTTTACTGGGTAACCGCGGAGCTTCTGAAAAATTATCAGGATCAGGATGTCCCGAGCATCACCCTGGAACTTCTTGATGCAGGCGGAACGAAACTTGCCTCAACGTCGGTTTCAAAGACCGATGGATTTGTCAGCATAACACCGGTGATCTTAAGTCTTGCCAGACCTGGCGGAGCCGCAACCGCCCGCATCACGCTTGATGTGACCCGGGGCACCGGAAACAACAACAATGCCGCCATTGATAATGTGGCACTGTTGGGGTCGGGTTCCGGAGCCGCCGCCACCCCGGTCGCCAATGCGACGATTGTTCAATCGATCAATGGCGCATCAATCGGCATGCATGTCGCAGAGGAGTTGCTCTCAAGTCTTTCCGGTGTCTCGGTCGTCTCCACCATCATCATTCCGGATCGCGCCATCGTGCTTGGCGTATCCACCAGAACACTGACATCCGTTACCGGCGCCACCTCTTATGACTGCGGCATTGCCGGGCAGATCGCAAAGTTTGGCGGCAGCCTAGGCGTGGCCTCAGGCAGCACCAATGTCGGTGTCATCGGGCCCGAGGCATTTTACGCTGCATCACCGATTGTGCTGACCGCCAATGGCGGTAACTTCACTGGTGGTGATGTGCGGATTGCAATCCAGAATCTGTTGCCAACCGCCCCGATATCCTGATTTTAGATCGACGAGGAAAACTCTATGACCCCGCCCAAAATTGATGCGGGCTTTGTTCGCATGCCTGAAGACGAATTTGAAGCCATGTTGGTCCGCGCCGCAGAACAAGGCGCGCGTCGTGCCCTCGCCGATGTTGGCCTTGATGGTCCTGAGGCGGCCATCGACATCCACGATCTACGCACCTTGCTGGAAAGCCTGCGCATGGCCCGGCGCACCGCGTGGCAGACCATTGTTCGACTGCTGACCACCGGATTGTTGTTGGCGCTCATTGCCGGAGTTGCCGTCCGGCTGAAGCTGTTCGGCTGATACAAGTTCAAACCCCCGCAACCACATGCCCGCCCGCCGGCGGGTTTTTTCATTTTGGAGAACCCCATGACCACTCATACCTTCGCCGACTGGCGTAATGTGCCGGAAAAACTCTGGCGCTGGCCGGATTTTTCACCCGAGGAAATCGCCTGTCGTGGTGATGGCAAGATCCAGATCAATGAGGCGGCACTTGATCTGCTGCAAGCGCTGCGCGATCGCCTCGGCGTGCCGCTGATTGTGCATTCCGTCTATCGCAGCCCGGAGTACAACCTGCGGGTCGGTGGGGCGACCCATTCCATGCACCTGCAGGGCGCGGCGTTCGATATCTCCATGGCGAACCATGATCCGGTGAGTTTTGAGGCGGCGGCGCGTGCGGTCGGGTTCACCGGCTTCGGGTTTTATCCGCGGCAGAGTTTCATGCACATTGATACCGGACGTACGCGCCAGTGGGGCGATCCATTTCCACCTCGGGCCGGTCGGTTTGCGGATGGGCCGCCGCGATTGCGCGGAAACCTGACCGACAGCCGCACCATGAAAAGCGGAGGTGCGGCCGGGGTTGCGACCGTCGGCGTGGCCGGGGTCGAGGTGGCTCAGGATGTTCTGGCCGATACGCAATCCGCGATCCAGCTGCTGATCCCCTATCTCGACACAATGCGCTGGTTGTTCATCGCCATGGCCCTGATTGGCATCGGCATCACCATCTACGCCCGCTGGGATGACTGGCGCCGAGGGAAACGATGATATGGCGGCGCTGATGGGCGCGCTCATCGCATGGTTCGCCGGCAGCCGCTTTGCGCTGGCAGTCGGGAAATGGGCGGCTATTGCACTGACCGTTTCGCTGTTCCTGCTGTCCCTACGCCGCTCGGGCGAGCGTGCCGGACGGCTGGCTGAGCGGCTTGAAAACACGGAGAAAGCAAATGAAATCCAGCGCCGGATGTTGGAGGCTGCGGCTCGCCGTCCTCGTGGTCGTGACGAGGTTGCTCAGCGCCTGCGCGACGGTCGGTTCTGAGCCGGTTGTTGGGGTGTGCCCGCCGGTGGTGGAGTATGATGCGGGGCTTCAGGTGAGGGCTGCCAAGGAACTGCAAGTGCTGCCGGAAGGATCGGCGATAATGGTAATGCTGAGCGACTATGCCGTCATGCGGGCGCAGGCCAGGGGGTGTTTGGTTCGATAGAAAAGCGTCCAAGCCAGTCGGTCATTTGAGACCGGGTGTTATCGGGAGTTTGAGTCGGGGGAGGGGGGGAAGTAGATGGAAAACTTGACATCAACCCCTTGCACAGTATAAATTCGACCTTGCTTTCATTAAGTTTGGCGCTGATGATCCAGTC